GAGATTGTAGAAAACGATACATTTGACCACATACCTTTTGCTTGTTTATCACCAATACTAATGCCACATAGATTAATCGGTAGAAGTATTGCAGAGCTTATTATGGATTTACAACTAATTAAATCTACTGTCCTGCGTCAGTTATTAGATAATATATATCTAACAAATAATGCTCGTGTAGCTGCTGTAGAAGGTCAAGTAAATCTTGACGATTTATTAAACTCAAGAGCTGGTGGTATTGTTCGTATGCGTCAAGCAAATGCAGTGCAAGTATTACAACCCCCTATGGTTGGGCAAAATGCCTTTAGTTTATTACAGTATTTAGACGAAATAAAAGAACAACGCACTGGTTTATCAAAAGCCTCTATGGGTCTTGATGCAGATGCACTACAAAGTACAACAGCTACTGCGGTTGCTGCACAAATGAGTGCTGCTCAAGGTAAAATTGAAATGATTGCAAGAGTGTTTGCAGAAACAGGCGTAAAACAACTATTTAGACTTGTGCTTACATTATGCTTACATCATGGCAAAAAAGAACAAATGATACGTCTTAACAATAAATTTGTACCAATAGACCCTTCTAATTGGAAACATGAGTATGATTTATCTGTTAATGTAGGGCTAGGTTCTGGTCAAACCAACGAAAAAATGGCGTTTCTTGCACAAATGGCACAGAAACAAGAACAAATATTATTGCAAACAGGTGTAGATAATCCGTTGGTAAGTTTACAACAATATAGGAACACACTTGCCGAGCTAGCAAATATGGCAGGTTTTAAAGATGCTTCAAGATTCTTTAAAAATCCAGAAGATACACCACCACAACCACAACAACCTCCGCCTCCTAGTGAAGCTGAGATGAAGATGCAGTTTGAACAACAAAAATTTCAAGCTGAATTAGAGTTACAAAAAGCTAAACAAGATGCAGAACTTGCGTTAAAACGTGAAGAATTGCAAATGAAAATGCAAATACGTCAAGAAGAACTACGTTATGAAGCACAGTTAAGAGGTTTTGAACAACAAGTTGGCGGTAAGCCATCTACTAATTTACCGAGAGTCGATTAATGGTCGATATTGTAAATATACAAAATGCTTTAAATCAAGCAGGTTATGGTAATAATGCAGAACTAATAGAAGGTCTTTTACCTGTTACTTATGCAGATAACTCAGGTTTTATGAAAGATTTTCAACCTGTGCAAAATTACCCTAACTACTTTGTTCCACAACAAGGTTTATTGCAAAACACACCTACATTAGACACATTGTCAGATTTAGATGTTATGCAACAAAGACCACAATCTTTGTTAAATATGATTGACCAATACCCAACACTTGAAAATGATTTTCAGCGTAGTTTTGCTGTAAACCCTGATACATTTAGAGGTATGGTTTACAACCCAGCTCCTTATACTGGTGCTTTTGATTATGGTACAAATACTAGCGGTGGTGCTACAGATTTAACAAGTTTAATAAGTGCAGGTTTGTTAGGTAAAGAAATTTATGACAAATTTAAAGATGATGATGCAACAACAATTAAAACAGATACCCCAAACACTAATGTAACAGATGTTACAACTACTATTAGTAATACAGGTTTAAATACTGGTGGAACAAAAACTGGTAATGTTGGTGTAGACACAGGAGAAATTTTTACTAACGATACTGTAATAACAGATGGTTCTGTTGCATCAGTAGATGATGATGACGCAGCTACTAAAACAGAAAATGTAGGTTTAGACACAGGTGAAATTTTAACTGGTACAACAAATATTGCATCTGACACAGCATCTGATAAAAAAATTGAAGATGTAGGTTTAGACACAGGTGAAATTTTAAATAATACGAGTTTAGTTAGTGGCGTAGCATCAGGTTTAAATAATTTTGCATTAACTGGTCAAACAGGTTCAGTTAATTTAGATACAGGTGACATTTTAAATAGTAATGTAAGTGCTGAAGCAAAAAAACAAATTAATGATTTTTATAAAGATAATCCAAATTTATTATCTGCATTAGAAGGTAAAGCAGCACTATTAGGTTTAAATGCAGCAGCGTTTGCAGATACAGCAGCTTTACGAAATGCAGTTGTTAAAGTATCTGCTATGAATCCTACTGCAGAACAAATTGCTAGTGCTACAGGTAATTTAACAACAACTGGTGGTAATCCTTTAAGTAATTTTTTAAATACAGAATTAACAGCAGGAACAGGAGCAAATTTAAACGCATTAGGCGGTTCGGATTATATTGATGACTTAACTAATATTAATGTAGGAGAAGCATTATCAGGTGTTGGTGGTTTACTATCACTTGCTGATTTTGTTGATGACCCTAATATAAGCAACACACTTGGAACTGCCGCAGGATTAGGCGGATTTGGTTTATTTGGTAATGCTATGGCAGCAGCTTCACCATATTTAGGTGCAGCAGCATTGGTAACAGGTTTATTAGGTATAGGTCAAAAAGAACCATCTAACTATACAGGTTATACAGCATTAGATTTAGATACATTTGACCCACAAAGTTTTGGTATGAGTGGTAAGAAATTTAGCCAAGAAAATGTTGATATGACATCTCAAATTATGGAAGGTATTGCACCATATATACAAGAGATAGAACGAAAATATGGTGTTGATTTAAAAGGTGATTTACAAATTAATTATGGTCAAAGAGATGGACTTGCATTTAATTTAGACAATGCTGATGTAACAGGATTTAACCAAAGACTTGATTACAACCCTAATGAGGGTGATATATCTACTGAAGTTGGCGGTGATGTTTACAGAGAAAGTTTTAGTGGTGAAGGGTCAGGTGATAAATTTATTACATCACTTCTTGGTAAAATTGAGGGCATTGCAGCTAAAACAGCAACTCAAGGTGGTACAGAATATGATTTTGAAAATTTTGATGCTAATACAGATACATCATTAACAGCAGAAGAAATAGATGCATTACCTGAAATATTACAAACACAAACAGAAGATAGAATTTTAGAATTAAATAAAAGACAATATGGTGGTTTGTTGTATGAAAATAGAGATGCAGAAATTGCAGATGCAGCAGGCATTACTGGAGGTTTGTTTTTTGATGCTCTTGACGCAGGGTTAGTACCAGAAAATGCAGACTCAGATGCTGCTCAACAAGATATATTAGTACAGTTAATACGATACGCAGAAGATAATCCAGAGGTTGATTTAAACGAAGTAAAAATTACAGATTTTTATAACAAAGAATAAATAAGGAAATAAAATGGAAAACGAAGGTAAATTAAGACAAAACTTAGATAGAGGTGAAAAAGCACAAGCTCTATTACGAAACGAAAT